AGCATATACCATAAAAAATAAAACTGTTATATTCTTTGAACAGTTAGTATAATATGTCGGTGGCACTTGACAAACCCGACTGTCTGTGGTATAGTATAGACAGTCGGCAGTTGACCGACAGACGAAAGGAGAAATAAAAATGAATATTATTGAAATGGACACCATCAAAATGCTTAGGAGAACATTATACAAAATCCTTGCCACAGCCAACGACAACTTTGAGATAACATTAAGAGAATTGGCAGAAATGGTCGGACAGGAAGAATGGTATGAGGCAACTTGGAAAGCAGAAAAGGCAATAAGCGACTATGGCATAAACAAAGCACTTGAACAGAGTGCGACAGACGGATATACAATGCCGTATAATGCAATAGAATTAGCGAACAGCATTATACAAATAAACGCAACAATGACGGTTTTCAACAAATTTGAAAATTATATGGACGAAACTGTAACTGTTGAAGAAATAAACAAAATATTGATGTTGCTACATTTAGAAACTATGGAAAAATAAAAATTATTGCAAAGTGGGGGGTTAAACCCCCCACAAGAAAGGAGAAATAAAAATGGATATTATGGACATATCAGTATCAAATTTCAAAGGAGTTCCTAATCAATTCATAATTCTAAGCGAGTTTGGAACAATGTTCCAGTCTTACAACTCACCAATAGCCCAGATAGACTGGATAAACGAAAAAATAACAATTTATCCCGATTACAAGTACAGTGCCACAACATCAAAGTACAGAAATATGTTCTTTAAGACAAGGGGAATGGCTGAGTTGGCAAGCACAAACGGATTAGAAAAATGCCTTAAAAATGGGTGCTGGCAAGACTTCAAAATAATAAAAAGTTTGTTAGCCCCCACCGACATATTATACAGAGGGTAATAAGTGGGGGATAAATCCCCCACAAGAAAGGAGAATAAAATGAATACAATAAAAACAAATCTTTTTGAGGGATTAGCATACATAATCCCCGAAAAAGATACAGTAAATGAATGGCTTACAAAGTCATTCAGCAAGGAGAAAGATGAAAAAATAATAGAGGGTGCATTTGAATATGTGTCTAAGAAATTCATCTTCTTAAAAAATAGACCTATAAGTTATGACGATATGAGCAAAATCGCTAACATTATAGAAAATGATTTGGGGGAGTGAAAAATGACAGATTATGAAAAAATGGAAGAACTTAAAAACTTAATGGGTGCAGAAGTCCTACTTGAAGAAATTATAGTTTCAATGAGTAGTGATGAACTCAAAGAAACACTTGAATGGATTACAAGAATGTACAACATAGAAATATAATATGTCGTGGGGGGTTGACAAACCCGACCGTCTGTGGTATAGTACAGACAGTCGGGAGTTGCCCCGACAGGAGAAAGGAGAAAGAAATGAATACAGTCGGTTGGGATATAATTTACAACAGCGGAGAGCAAATCCGCATACAAAACATGCTTAAAGGTCTTTATGAGATAAAAGACTGGGAAGAATTGCATATTGCTCTTTGGGCGTGGCTATCACTTGATGGAAAGAGAGAAAAAGCAGAATGGTTTGAGATGTTCAATGTGCCAAGAGTTAGCAACGATTGTTTCGCTTGCGAAGAAGCGAAACGCCATTCCGCTTGCCAAGGTTATTGTTGCTGTTGTCCACTAACAAAATCAACAGCAATAGGTTGCCTTAATGGAGTTTATGAACAATGGTGGAAAGCCGATTTCGAGATAAGAGAGTGTTTGGCAGAGAAAATTGCTAATATGAAATGGTTATATTAGAAAATAGTTGAAAGGAGAAAAAAATGAAAACAGAAAAAATTACTGACTGGATTTCGGTGGAAAAAGAATTGCCGAAAGTAGAGAGGGAATATCTTGTAACCTTAGAGATGAACCTTTTGGGCGAAATCTGCACTTATATTGACATAGCATATTTCTCAAAAGATTTATACACAGTAGACAACTGGGAGTTTCAAGACAAAAAAGGCATAGCAGGGTTTTATAAGCATAGTTGGAATGGGGGTGTTGGTGAAGTCAAGCCGAAAGCATGGCAACCCCTACCTGAAAAGTTTAAGGAGAGAATAAAATGAGAAAGATATTGATTTTATATTTTAAGGAGGTAGTGATATGACATTTGACCCTTGGGCATTGGAACACCCGATAGCGGTACTGCTTTTCACCTATGCTTTTGGTATGTTCGTAGGATTTATGATAGGGAGAAAATAAAATGAGAAAGAGAAAGTTTTTCAAGAAACATTCATACGGCATAACTGTCGTGCTGATTTTAACTGCCTTAATGATTTGGGCAACGCCAAATAACGGTTTCGGCGGAGAATGGTTAGTTTTAGTCGCTTATTCGGTATATCTAAAATGTAGTTGGAACGAAAGGAAAAAGAACAATGAATGAGGATAAAAAAGCATTTGTAGACGCTCTTAGCAACGCCCTAAAAATGGATAGCAGAAGCGGAGTTAAATCTATTCAGTATGCCACAGGTATATGGTTTGAGGACATACTGTATGAGGAGGTTGTTCAGGTAAATTATGAGAATGGGAGATACGCCGTGATAAATGTTATCGGCAATAGCAACGGTGCAAACGCCACAGAGATAATTCATGAGGTTTATGGGAGTGGTGCTATTGGGCATATATTTTATGGGCGTGAGGAGGAATAAAATGAGAATAATTATTGAGGAAATAGGTAGGTGGTTGGGAGATTATATCGGCAGAGAAGAAGAATTATGGTTTAGAGAGCATGAATATGGGGGTTTGCACTGGACAGATTACGAAGTCATAAGGAGATTACTTTTCATAAACTGCAAGGCAGATACTCCTTTCCACAAATATTTAGAAGCATTAAGCGACTTGCATAACACTAAATGCTTAATATTAGACGACTTGGACAGAATGACGAAAGAGAACAAGAACATAGTGGTGATGTTCCCGAAAGAGAATATGTGCCACGAAGAAATAGTTGAAACAACAAAACGGCATTTAGAGAATATATATCGTGAAAAAATAACCGAAACCGAGTTTTACGAAATGTACGAACAAGGGTTAATAAAATGTGGTGAAACTACAATAGTAGTTTTAAGAGAGGGGGTATAATATGAGTTATAGTGAGGCACAAAGACGAGCCACGAACAAATATAGACGAGCAAATTACAAGCAAAAATGCTTGCTATTGCGAAAAGATACAGACGCAGATATAATTATGTATCTTGAAGAAAATGGAATAGGGGCTACTGAATTAGTAAGAGATATGTGGAAAATATATAAAACAAAATTGTAGCAACCACTTGACAAATCCGTAAGAGTGTGATATGATAACAAGGTGAGGTGATGAAAGATGAACACAAGAGAATTAAGGAAAAGAATTAAGGAAAGCGGATATACTTTTAAGTATGTTGCTGAACACAGCAAAATGAGTAGGCAAGCCCTGTATGGTAAAATCAATAGAAAAGATTTTAGCGTATCAGACGCAAAACGAATTGCAGACACTCTAAAATTCACACATGATGACATTATCAAAATCTTTTTTGAAGATTTTTAAGCCATAACAGGTGGCACTCCTTTCTGCCTCTTTACCAAAGTGCCGTTAATACGGCACTGACGGTAGGGGGGTTAAACAAAAGAGGTGAAGAATGGATAAAATAATAGCGATATTACTTAGTACGGTTTTTACTGCAAGTTCGTTCACAATAACATATTATTGTCCTTGCCAAAAATGTTGCGGAACAGAAACTGGTATAACAGCGACAGGCACAAAAGCGACAGCAGGGAGAACCGTTGCGGTAGACGCTAACAAAATACCATTAGGGGCAAAGGTAGTCATAGACGGAAAGTTCTATATTGCAGAAGATACAGGCGTTAAGGGAAACCATATAGACATATTCGTTGACAACCACAATGAAGCCCTAAAATTAGGCACAACAAAGAAAGAAGTTATAGTATTACCAAAGGAGTAAAAAATGAATATGGAACAAATTATAGTTGAAAAGACATTATCAGAAGCCGTTTCACAATTCGAGGCGGTACGAAGTGGAACAATATCATTGTTCAGAATAAAGGGTTTCTCATTGGAGGAGGCAACCGAAAAGGTGGACAATGCTATTAAAAAATTGCACAAGGGGTACGAACCACTACTGGAAAAACTTGAAAAAGAAACGGAAAGAATATGTTAAGATATAAAGGGACTGTCCGACAAAGAAAAAGGAGAAGTTGGGTTAAATATGTTGTTGGAAGTAGTAAATGGGGAGGATTAAAAATGGAACATAAAAGAATAAAGACAATAATAAATAAAAGGACAAAGAGTAAACCAATAACAAGGGCAGAGTTATGTAGTCTTACTGGATTGTCTGACAGAGCAGTAAGAAATATAATATCTGAATTAAGAAATGACGGTAATTGGATAATAAATAGGGGCGAGGGTTATTACCGAGCAAGAAGCCAAAAAGACCGAGAATATGTAATAAAAGAATACACAAGCAGAATAGCAAAAATGAGTATTATTATAAGAAACCTAAACAACAAAAGTGAAGGACAAATAACAATGTAGCAGGCAGGGGGTTGACAAGTCTGGCAGTATGTGGTATAGTGTATATGCGTGGCGGAGATGAGCCGTCAGAAAGGAGAACAAAATGTATTATTGTGAAAGTTGTAAGTCATTCGTGGAGGGAAAAACTTACGGTGTGTTATCCGAAAGTAGTGAACCACCTGAAACGATATGTGAACTTTGCGGTTCTGACAACCTTGAAGATAGCGAAGATTGCCCATATTGTGATGAGCAGAAACGCACAGAACAAGACATGTGCGACGATTGTCAAGAGAAGTTTGACCGCATTGTTAGCAACGCTATTGCGGAAATTGAAAACGAACTTTGTATTGACTACAAAGAAGCAGTTTATCTGCTTGAAAGAAAGGAGTATTAAAAATGGATTTCAACGAAAAAACGCAAATGGAGATGATGAAATGTTGTATGTGTGGTGATGTATTTGATGTTGGCTACGAAATGCCGAACGGCGATTATGTTTGTGCCACACATGAATGTTGCTATGAATATTGTAGGTGTGAGGGAAAAAGAACAACTCAAGAAAGCGAGGAGTGAGTGATATGAACAATGAAAAGGAAACAAAAGACAAACTTTTGAAGCTATTTGAAGAAATAGACCGACAAGCGGATGAACAGGAGCTGCATATCCAAGAGTTGAGGCAAAGATTATCTCTTGCTGAAAAAGTCTGCTATGAAGCTAACGGTTATCTAAAAAGCAAAGACAATCCGCTTGGCAGGATTTATTTAGACAGACTGGCTGAGGCGATTGAGAAGTGGGATAGCAGTAGGAAAAACAAGGGTGCTCAATATCTTGTGATGGAGGATTGGGAACAATGCTGCGTTGACGACAAAGAAGCAGTTTATCTATTGGAAAGGAAGGAGTATTAAATGGACTTTAACGAAAAAACGCACGAATGGAGTGCGAAACAGGGCAAGGAAATACCTGTATGGGTTAGCCCAAAATATCAGCAGAGCAGAGCAAAAGCCCTTGAAATAATAAAGAAATACGACAATATCAAAGAGGGCGACTTTTGGATTTTGATGAACGAAACAAAGAGTGGCAAAATGGCATACACAGGACTAATAATAAGCCATAATGCCTGTTGCAAAATCAATGCAACACAGCCCTTAGAAAAACAGTTTGTGCCGTCATCAGTAACACTTGACAAAGACGGATATGCAGACAGTCTTGTATATACTTACAGCAATTACGCACAGGGTATATACGAAGTCGGGGAAGTAAGTAAGGCGAACTGCAAGAACTCATACCCATACGCTATGGCGTTGAAAAGATGTTTTGACAGAGTAGTACTTAAACTTTGTGGACTGGCATTTGACGGAGTTTATTCAGACAGTGAAGCAGATGAGTTTAAGGAACAGCCGACAGACTTTGAAGATGACAAAATTAGTAAACTTAAAGCAAAGACACTGAAAGACCTATGCGAACAGACTGATACAGACTTACCGAAAGTGCTTAAATATTACAAAATATCAGCCATAGAAGAAATGACATCAAGTCAGTATGCCGAGGCAGTCAAGCAAATAGAAAAGAAAACTGGTGTAATTTTGTAGATGGACAGAAATAAATATAACAAAAGCATATTAAGAACAGAGCAGGGCGAGTGTTTTGTCTGTGGTTCATCAACCGAAACAGCAAGGCACGAAGTATTTTATGGAACGGCAAATCGTAAAATATCAAAGACGTTAGGATTGTGGATAAACATTTGCCCTGCTTGCCACGACAGAGTTCACAGAGATAGGGAACTTGACTTAATGCTAAAAAAATTAGCACAAGTTGAGTTCCTTAAAACTCACGACATTACGGAGTTTGTGGATATTAAAAACGGTATCGGAAAGAATTATTTGGAGGAGTAATATGAATGTTGAAAACTTGGTGGTGTTTCCGTCATCAAAAATAAAAGGGAAAATAAATATAACCATTCAGACCGATATGCAGAATTTTGAATGTGTAAACGAAATTGTTAGTGCATTTAACAAGGGGAGAAACATTACATTCAACCTTGAATTAACAAGTGAAAAGAAAACTGTACTTGCAAATGCGTACCTTTGGCAGTTGTGCCATAAAATCGCAACCAAAATAGGTGGACTAACCAAAGAAGATGTTTACAAAGACGCAATTAAGGCAAAAGGGGTATTCCAATACATTAAAGTTGATAATTTCGAGGAGTTTAATGCAAGGTGGAGTAAACTTGGAACAGGGTGGTTTTGCGAAGAAGTCAGTATTGACAATTATGTTAATGCTTATTACGGAAGTAGTACATACAACAAAAAAGAATTAGCAAATGTCATAGATTTTGTTGTGGAAGTAGCAAAAGAACAAGGGATTGAAACGCTTACCGAAAAAGAAAGAGAGGAAATGTTGAAATTAGTGCCATAAATATGTCGCTGTCGCTTGACAAATCCGCAGACCTGTGGTATGATGTGGTGGTAGCGTGATGAACGGAAAGGAGAACGAGATGAGTAACAAAAACCCTGCTGTGTTGTGGTACACAGCCGACTATCTTATAGGTGTTATGGGGCTTGGTTGGGAAGAACAAGGCAGATATGCGTATTTGTTGAATATGCAACATCAAAAGGGGCATTTAGATATTCCTAAACTTATGCCCGACTGCCCCGAAATCGTATATCAGAAGTTCGTTAAAGATGATGACGGCTTATGGTATAACGAGAGAATGGAAGAAGAAATCAGAAAAAGAAAAGCATTTAGTGAAAGTAGGGCAAATAATAGGCGAGGCGGAAAAAGAAGTGTCGAAGAAGTGTGCAAGACATCTTCATCACTTGTCGAAGATATGGAAAATGAAAATGAAGATGATAATGATAGTGTATTTGAGTATCTATGGAGTTTATATCCAAAGAAAAGAGGTAAAGGACAAATATCTAAAACACAAAAGGCAAAGTTAGAGAAAATAGGCAAAGAACAGTTAGAACGGTGTATAAATAGATATACCAGTGAGCAGACCGATATGCAGTACCTGAAAAACGGCTCAACTTTCTTCAATAGTGGCTATGTTGACTATCTTGATGAAAACTATTCCGACTTGCCAAAAGCAAGTAAAGCAAATCCATTTCTTGACTTAATAGAGGGGGAGTAATATGAATAAAAATGAAACATTGAAAATACTTGCTATGTTAAGTGCTTATTATGGGCAGGGCAAGTCAGACGCCAAACAAATGGCGAGTGCTTGGTACTTAATACTAAAAGACTATCCGTATCAAGACGCAGAACAAGCAGTTGTTGAGTTCGCAAGGAATGATGTTAGAGATTATGCGACATTCCCAACAGTTGGGGTAATAATAAGAGAAATAGAAACAGCACATACCAACGCAAGAAAACTAAAAAACAAAGCATGGAATAACATACTGAATACCAATGAGTACGACAAACTTATTGAAGAAGCAAAAGAACGGTTTTCAAGAGAGCAATTTAACGAACTTAAAAAATTGCCTCACGAAATACAGGTAACACAAAGAGATAATTTTATAAAACTGATAGGAGAAACGAAATGAATATTACAGGCAAAACAATGATTTTTAGAAAAGACTTTGACGGCAGACCGAGTTACAGCAGAAGCATATCAAGTAAAGACATAGACGGTAATTGGGTAAGCGTATTTGAGAATGTGCAAATGCCAAAAGGCACAGACCTCCCGAACAAAACCAAAATAGAAGTTACACATGGTTTTGAAGCGGTTTATGAAAAGCGAGATGGCACGAAAGACAGAAAAATAGTTGTTATGGAATATAAAGCAGAAACGGACTTGCCGACAGGATTTTCACAAGTTGATGATAGCGAAATACCGTTTTAGAAAGATTGAGAGGGAGAAAATGAGTAAAGCAGAACACAGAAGAAGAAGCCGTAGAAGTTATGCAAGCCCCAAAAGAGCAAGCGAGGATAAAGCATTTCACGAAAAAACGGTTTGGGGAGAAATAATATTATCTAAGAAAAACAAAAACAGGTTGCCTTCGTGGGAAGAACGGTATGGGCGTACCGATAACTTTGAGGCGAGTTTAGCCGAACATCACGAGAGAATAAAAAAGGAATGGGGATAAAAAAGGAATAGGAGGAGTTATGAAAATCTATATTGCAGGACAAATGACAGGTAAAAAAAATTACGAAAAGTATTTCAGAAAAGCCGAAAAGGAACTTATAAAAAAAGGCGAGCAGGTTTTCAACCCTTGCACCCTGTGGGCAATAATGCAAGGTTTTGACTATCACGATTTTATGGCGGTGGACTTGAAAATAATAGAATTATGCGACGCAGTTTATTTCTTAAAAGGGTTTACAAAATCCAAGGGTGCTATGCAGGAGTACCGATATGCAAAAAAACATCACAAAATCATTCTGACGGAAGAACCTTACGAGGACTTAATGGACATTGGATTTGACAACGAATGGAGATTTGACAGATGAAGTGTGATATATGCGGAAAGAAAATCCATAAACACGAACCGCATAGCGAGGTCGGGTATAAGCATAAAGTCAGGACTAAATTAGGCGAAAGAGTGGTAACGGACTTTGTGAAAGTTTGTTACAGGTGCAGTGAGAAGGTGAAAGAACTTGAACAGCAAACAAAAAGGTAGCAGGGGAGAAAGAGAACTTGCTAAAAAATTAAAAGAATATGGATATGATTGTAGAAGGTCAGTACAATATTGCGGTGCGAATGGCGACGCTGATGTTATAGGGCTTGACGGAATACATATCGAGTGCAAGAGAGTTGAACGGCTGAATATTCAAGACGCTATGGCACAAGCAATCGCCGATTGCAAAGAAGATGTGCCGACCGTAATGCACCGTAAAAACAACTGTGAGTGGCTTGTAACAATGAGGTTATCGGATTGGATAGAAATTTACAAGGAGTGGAAATGATGGAAAGTTTCAAAACAAAGGCATGCCAGATTAAGTTGTGTGAAAAGAACACTTATTGCACTTGCGGAAATCCCAATTTTAGACACAATTATGAATTTCATAAACCATGTTATAGCATTTACGAAATTACAATACCGACTGTTCCGTGCGGGGAAAAAACATTTTATCTATGTAATGATTGCTTAAAAATTCTAACTGAAACACTCGCCACCATGAAATGGGAGGAAAGAATATGAGAGAGTGCGAAGATTGGGTTGAACTTTATAAGGAGTGGAAATTATGAAAAAATGTGGTCGCAAAATCAAACAATGCCCGAAATGCCAAAAATATTTCGAGCAGAACGCTAACTGTCAAGTTTATTGCTCAAAGGAATGTCAAAAGGCGTCTTATCAACAAACGAAGCAGGACAGTTATAAAACATTTGAGGAAAAACGGAAAAAGCGGAAAAAGAGCCAACTTGATACAAAAATCGAGAAAGCCCATCGGCAAGGCACAAGATGTGCAGAATTACAGAAAGCCGAAACCATTGAAATGTTCGGGAGGGTGGATTTATGAGGATTGGACTGGTCGATTTTGATTTACACAATATTATGCCTAAAAAACATAATTTATCCCCGATAAAAGAAAACACCACCTACGAGGCATTCGCCCTTTCAGTGGTTCAACTATATTATACATTAAGTACATGTTTTGTCAAGTAGTTATGGAAAATAAAAGTTTAAGGCATTCAGTCCTAAACAAGATTATTGTTCCAGAGAATGTTATGAGCAGGGTGAAATGGGAGGAAATATTATGAGAGATTGCGAAGATTGCGGTGATTATTGTTCCAGAGAATGCTATGAGCAGGACAAATCGGGAGGAAATATTATGAGTGAAACAAAACCAGAGTCTAAAATTATGGATACGCTAATGGAGGAAACCGAAGAAATAATGGAATACAAGCCGTATGACAAAGTGGATAGACCTATGCACTACACCGCAGGAAGTATAGAAACCATAGATTATATTCAATCAATTACTGAACAGTTGATAGGATTCGAGGCGGTCTGTATTGGGAACGCAATTAAATATATTTCAAGACAACACCTGAAAAACGGCACAGAAGATTTGAAAAAGGCGATTTGGTATTTGAACAGGCTGATTGAGTACAAGGGTGAGTGATATGTTTTTTAAGGAGGGAGCGAAATAATGAGTTTCGAAATAATGCTTAAACCTTGCATAAAAACTGACAAAGAAACTATTTTCGAAGATGACATGGTGAAAATAAAGCTTGACCCTGAATATGTGGCTTGGGTTAGGTTTTACAATATGATTCATCTCCGCAAGGTGAAAGGACGAGTGGCAGAGGCAGAAAACAACCATGTAACCATAATACCCAAAGACAATGGAAAAGAAGATTTGGGAAAGGCAATTTTGAACAGACTGATTGAGTACAAGGGGGACTGATATGTGGAAGAAAATTCAGGATAGATATTTTGACATAGTGAAGTTTTGTAGTGAGTATCTTCTAAATAAAGAGATTAAGCGAACATTATTAAGCGAATTAGACGATATATCTATTTCGGCGGGGATAGACTACTCCGAAACAAGAATACAATGCTCTCCGTCAACAGACGGAGTACCGAACACTGTGGTTAGACGCCTTAGCAAGCAGAGTGAAATTGACGATATAAACAAGTATTTTGAAATGTTTGATAATGCTTATGGGCAACTAACGGAAGATGAACAACTTGTAGTATCAGCGTTCTTTATGGAGGGGTTAAATCAGATACAGACCGAAGTAAAACTTATGGAGGCAGGTGTTCCACATACAACTGCATACAGAATACGGAAAAAGGCATTAGAAAAGATGAAAGAAAATATTATGCATTAAAAAAGCCCCCTCTTGCGAGGGGGTTTCTCTTATGCGTATCTTCTTGCCAATATTTCGAGCAATTTCTTTTTCTGTGTTTTAGTTAATGAGGTGCTGTCTTTAATGCTTGATAATTGTCTTGATAGAGTAGAGGATTGCATTTGTGATACTTTTTTTTGTGCCTCTGAACTTGCCGTTGTTGTTCCAGACCGTCTACCAGAACTTCTACCGCCAGAACTTCTACCGCCAGAACTTCTACCAGAACTACCGCTTTGACCTTTCCCCAAACGGTTGTAAGCGACATAATCGCCATAGGGGTTAATGGAGTTCCACGACGCCCCTATAACCCTGTATAACGCCGATTTTTCCTCTGCTGAATAGTCTGTGCTGTCTAAAAGTGCGACTGCTTCTGTCTTGGAAACATATCCGTTATCGTCAGCGTCAACCTTTTTCTTTAATTTCGTAATATTTCTTGGCGTAATTTCATACGATACAAGTGCCTCTGAAATGCCCTTATATCTATCAACACCGAACGCCTCATATAATTTGTTATCGGACTTCGCCTTTGCAAGACCGTATGCGATAATGCTGTTAGAGGGTTTGCCGTCAACTTTTGATATTTTGCTTGCTCTGTATATCTCCTTATAACCGTTATAAAAGTCTTTGTCGTTTCCGCCTTTTTTCACATAAGTATTGTATATTCCCTTGTATGTGTTGCTTCCTTTTGTGATTTCGTCTATAACATATTTTTCGCCTAACGCTTTTACCTTTGCGTCTAAATCACGAACATGACCGTTGGGGGTTGACTTTTTGCCTTCAAGTGCATTTTTGAAAAGTTCGTTTTTCTGTTTAAGTATAACATTGGTCAACTTGACTTTTTCTTCGTTGGGTATATCCATTCGTTCTACGGCTTTTTTTGCGTTGTTTAAGTCGGCTACCCTGTTTTGATATGCTGATAAACGGCTGACTTCTTTACTGGTTTTGTTGGTCGGGTTAAGACTTTTTGTGTGGTTTGCCTTTTCAATTTGCTTGTAAAACCGCATTGAAAGGTCATTCTGTCTTACGCTGTCTGTAACAAATGCCTGATAAAATGGTGCAAGTGCAGGGGCAGAACCACCTTTTGCTTCTTGTGTGGTATATGCCAACACAAAATCGGCAAGAACACCTGTTTCCTGTTCAAAGACATATTGTATTTTCTTCGGCGAGAGGTTTAGTTTCTTGCCTATTGCCTTAAATATTGAACTTGTGCCTTCATCAAACCTTAATTCGGGGGCGTCTTCTCGCTCTTGTATAGTTTCAACACCGCCACCGTACCACGTCGTGTTTGTTATTGCCCCACCGATAGGGGTTAGCAACGTGTTGAATGGAGAAATTGGGGCTACTTGGTCGATTGCTGTTTTGCCTAATTCAACAACTTCAACAGGGTCGCCTGACGCAAGCACCCTTGTTGGTGCTTGGAATAGCGACGATAGAACACTCATTACACGCCCTTTGGGGATTTTAACAAACTTGTGGTCGCCTATTGGGAACAGGTAGTAAGTCATTTTCTCTCTGTCTGTCAACCGCCTGTAATCTTCATCATCAGCGAGGTAAAGTTCGTTTACAACACTTGGTGCGATACCGAATACTGTTGCCTTTGCCATTAGCATTGTGTATGCCTTTGCCCCCTCTGTGTCTGCAATAGTCCTTATTATTTTGCTTGTGCCTTGCATAGCAGGGTTGAAAAATGGGGCAATTCCTCTGTTAATAAGTTTGCCAATGTTGCCTGAACGCCCAAAGTTTACCGTTATATCTGATGACGCCAATATTGCCTTGTCAATCATTTCTTTCGTTGCTTCTTTAAGTGGTCTGCCGTCAAGTTCCTTGTCAAGCACTTGTATGAACTCCGCCATTCTTGGCAACTGCTCTATTCGTTGGTTTGTCCGTTCTACCCTGTCTAATTGGCTTTTGAAAACGCCAGTCTTATATTTGATACCGTTAGAGGTTTCAAAGAATGAGGCAGAAAATCCGCCACCGCCTCTATACAGTTCCATATACGATATTTCGTCTTTCTTTGTGGGGTCAAATCCGAAAGTAACTTCTTTTACGGCTTTCGGCTGTGCCATTAAAAACCTTGGAGTATCTGTTGAATAGAATAATCCGTCGCCACTATCTCTTAAAAAGTTTTTAGGTATAAATACTGGACTGTATGAAGTAACAAGTTTCTTGAATACGCTGTTAAATGGTGAAGTACGAGCGACTAAACTCACAAGCCAGTCGGGGTTTGTTGCCCCTATG